TCTGGTTCTATCAGATACAGCCAATCCTCAAAACGAGGGTAAGGTCTTTCTGTACAAGTACGGAAAGAAAATCTTTGATAAGATTATGGATGTGATGCAACCGCAATTCGAAGATGAGAAGCCTGTCAACCCATTTGATTATTGGGGTGGCGCTAACTTCAAGTTAAAGATTCGCAATGTTGAAGGCTACCGTAACTACGATAAGTCAGAGTTTGAATCGTCCACCGAGCTATTCGATGGCGACGATTCAAAGTTAGAAGCTGTATACGCACAGTCATACAAATTGCAGGAGTTCGTTGATGTCGAAAACTACAAGTCATACGGAGAGCTTAAGAAAAAGCTCTACGACGTTCTTGGCGAAGAAGAAATCGCTGATACCTTGAGCGACACCGTAGTTGATGAACTGAATACAACTAAGGCGCCAGTAATTGATGCGCCTCAAGCTGAAACACCGACACCAGCCACTGCGCAAGAAGGTGGTAATGAGGACGGAGAAGATACCTTATCTTATTTCGCTAAATTAGCTCAACAGTAAAACGTTAAGCTTCCTTATTACGGGGCGATGGCTGAGGTCATCGCCCTTTTTAGTATGCAGGTTGTGTACCAAACATATTAACTGTTCTATCAATGTGATTCGGTGCTTCATTGATAGTTGTAATATTTGAGTTACTTGGTGCATTAATAATATTATTACTTTCCAATGCTTTCTGCGTATTTTGCATACTTGTTCTCATCTCTGCTGCCATGTCGTTCCCACTTTGAATAGCTTGTAACATTTCTGCTCCAGTTGCATTTGGATTTTTTGCAAATAAATCTTGCGCTGCTTGAATTGCCGCTCCACTGCCACTATAATTGCTACTACTACCGTCTGCACTCTCAGTGAAACCAGGAAATTGTATTCCGAACTTATCTTGAATGAAGTCAATTGTTTTCATAGTATCGTAGCTAAAGCTTCTGCTTAGATTCGAGCCCCTAGGTGCCAAACCCATAACATTTCTAGCATTCTCTGTTCGGTCATATTCAGCACCGAACACCTTTGAACGAAGCTTTTCAAACTGCGCTTGTTTTTCGGGGTCTTTATATTCTAATATCGGATCATCATCTGGGTCATCAAACATGTCTCGCGGAGCTTCAATCATTTCAGCCCCTTGGTTTTCAGCTTCGAACTTAGTTAAGGCGGCCTGTGCTTCTTTTGCTGCAACCCGTGACGCAGCGAATCTTTTCTCTTTAACATCTTGAGTAATTTCCTTAACAGGATTTTCTGTTGTAGTTTGAGGTTTGGCTTGACCTTGTGCTGATTCCTTTTTATAGAAAGTATTAATAATAGCACCACCTATTGTTTTTGTTGGAAGAACTGATGCCAATACACTTCCCACAACTTTACCGATTGCATAACCAGCTGTACCTGTTACGGCTGATGCAAGAAACCCAACACCACCTGTGGCTGCAGTAACAGCACCAATTGCAATAGCTGCACCTGCGGGGCCCGTTAACGCTTTAATAAATTCTGTTCCAACTGCATCTTTCTTTTCGTCTTCACTTGCTTCGGGGTCTTCGAGTATTGTTTTAATTGCACTATTTAAAAATATACCTTCAACAACACCACCTATAACAGGTACTTTTTTTAGTACACTAGGAAATTGTTTTCCGATGCCTTTAGTAGCATCTTTAATCTTCTGCATTGGATTTAACCTAGAAAGAAATCCACCTTTTGGCTTTGGTGCATCTACTGCAGAAGAGCCCGGTGCATTAGTAATATTCCTTATTGTTCGCGAAGAAGCGTCTGCACCAGCTTGACCAGCATCGCGAATTGTTTGAGCTGGTCCTGTAAGAGTGGGTTGTGGAACTCTTGGTGATGGTGCACCGGTGGCAGCTTTACTTCCGCTAAAAGGATTGAGCCTACTAAATAAACCTTTACCTTTATCAACTAAACCTTTGCCAAGCTTGGTGGCCAAGAGTTTTTTACCTCCGAAAATAGCAGCTGCTCCACCTAGTAATTTTCCTCCGTACTCATCAATTATTTCACTAATAAGCCCTTCGCCTTTTTTATTTTCTGTGCCTTTACCAAGGCTACTACCTTCAATATCTTCTAATGAATCTGCAATATCTTGAAACGTTTTATCACGTTCTTTTTCTGTTTCAGCTTTCTTAAGGTCATTACCAGCTAGAACTTTTACTAATGACTTAGTATTTTCCTTAACTGCTTCAACAATTGCGTAATTTGATTTGACAATATCTTCAGAAAACAGTTCTTGCTGGTTTATATTATTGAGTATTCTTTCACCTCCTGCTTCAAGAGAGCTACCTCTTTCTATACCAGCATCAGAACGAGTTCGTCTTTTTTGTTTAAAGGATTCAGATACTGTTTCAAGTTGTAAACTTTTTGGTTCACCTGTTCTAAGCGCTGTTGATGTGTCAAATTCTCCTGGCGCGGCTTGCGCTTCAATTTGCTTTGGTATATTAGGAAAGAACCTTTCCTTTAATCCTTTCGCTTTGTCTTTTGCAGACGACACAACAGAAGATACTCTGTCTTTTATTGCAGCTCTTCTAAATGGAAGTCCCTTTTGACCTTTCTCTTTGCCAAACACATCTTTAGCAAGATTGATAGCGCCTTTGCCAATCTTAACTATACCACCAAATACTTTTTTGAACGGTTTATCAATAAGAAATTTACGTACTAATACTAAATTACTTTTAAAATCATTGATAAATTCACCTATACCACGCTGCGAAACAATAGACGCTAGGAAAAAGTCACTAATAAGATTTTGAGTAAGACCGCCTTGGCCACCTCCACCTCCACCAACGCCGCCTTTTCCTTTTCTTCTTGCTCCTCGGCCCCCTGCACTAACAGCAGCATTTTTAATGTTGTCTGAAATAGACCTAAAGATAGTTCTTTGCTCTTTACCCTCTTCTAATTTTATTAAATCTTGGTTCTGTTCACGATTTGTATTAACAGAAACATTTTGATTTAAATCTTCGATACCTTGAAGTATCTGTTCAAGTAATTCAGTTTGCCGCGCGGTTTCATTTTTACTAAAGATATTTTTAAAACCTTCTGATACATTTTTAAATGACTCAAAAGGCGACATCACAGCATCACCAATATCTTCAACCGCATCACCAATAAATTTACCAGGTGCAGCTATTGTATCCTTTATTTTTCTAAAAGGAGACGTTACCGAATCTCTTGCATCTTCAATTTTTTTCTTGATGCCCCCGACCAAGCCACCTTGCGCTTGTTGGCTAAGTTGTTTATTGGTTTTTTTCAGCTCTGCAACTAAAGCTTGAAAATCTTCACTGGTTACTGATTCACTCATGCGTATTGAATTCTCTTTTGACTTTGGTTTTGTCTTTGTATTCTTTCGTTTTCTTCTTTAATATGTTCTTGTAATAATGAAACGTAAATCTGCCTTTCCCACGGTAGCATATCACCTAATTCTGTTAAACTATACTTATGATGTTGGGCCATTGCAAAATTTGTTTGATAATGATTCAACAATGATTCATGCGAAAGGCCAATTAGAAAAAAGATGCAATTCCTTTCAGTTCAAATTTGTTTTTGTGTTTATCATGCTTACATGTGAATTCAACCGTGTGCTTTAGTTCTGGTTGATTAGAAATATATTGTTGAATTGCTTCAAGATTCTCATGTGACATAGAATCGATAAATCGTACAACTTCTTTTTCTGTTACATCATTTATATTGTAAACATTATCTTCATCAAAAATTGTATCAATCGATTGAATAATTGCGTGATTAAAGATTTCTTCATCAGTACCTTTAATCTTTTGTGATGATTTCAATGTAAGTGGTTTAAGTGTAAGACCAACTGTATCATTTAACTTAATAGTTGAATCTACTTTTTTCTTTGGATATATAACTTCGATTTTAGTAAGGTCTATATTTACTTCAGTATATTCTCCGCACTTTTCGCATTTTAGATTAAGTGTGCTTTCTTCACCGATACTTTTAATTCTTAATTGAAGAAAAAGATATTCAATGTCGTATAATGTGCAGTCATCTGGCTTAACTTTATTGAACGTGCAAGCGCTGACAATGTCTTTCATTGCAGTTAAAATCTGAGTTTCATCTTCAGACTCTTGAGCAATCATAAGTAACTTTTCTTCTTTAACAAGAAAAGGACGGTATTCAACTTCTTTACCTGTCGAAGGTATAGTAGTTATGTATTTTGTTGATTCTAGTGTTGGTAGTGGCATAATATTTTAATAATTTAAAGTTTATTGGGCGCTCCCAGGTTGTGTGGCAGTGACTCCAAATATTCTCGCTATTCTATTTATCTGATTTACTTTAGGTGGTAAAAATGGAATAATAGTAGGTATGATACGTCTCTTTTGTTTAACATCACTCTTATCTGGCAAAGGTCCACCACTTGGCTCTCTATTCTGTTTAACATCTGCTCGATCAGGCAATGGTCCACCGCTTGGCTCTCTATTCTGTTTAACATCTGCTCGATCAGGCAATGGTCCACCGCTTGCAACTGGTACCCGATACAGTTTTTCATCTGCATCTATGTCTTCTTCAAAATCTCGATAAGACATTGTTACATTTAATTTTTGAACAGAACTTTCTGTTGTATTGTTTAAATCTATGTTCTGAACTGTAACTGGAAAAGCATCTCTTAATATACTTGTGTATACTTTATTGTCCTGCTCATCTAATTGATGAATTCGTATATCCAGTGAGTAGTCATCTTTAAAACCAACCTCATAAGTATCTCTATTGACAATCTCATTTGTCCATCTATTAAACACATCTCTTATAAAATAATCATTTGTTAAGTTAAATACAAAATTTATATCTTCGTTTGAGTAGCCATTTGGTCTTTTAATTGCTTGACGCGTTGGCCCGTAATCAGTTGTTAAAATTTGTCTTCCAGGTATAGACGTACTTTCACAAAAAAATTCAAAGTCTCGGGCTTGCTCTAGTGTTAAAACTTCGTCTAGCGCAGAAAATGTAATACTAAATCTATTTGGATGCGCTAATCCTTTTCTTTTGTTAATTGCGCTTAATATCTTGTCTATATGTTTTGCCATTTTATATCATTGCTCTTGATTTTTTCCAAACCGATTGTCTTGAGTTCTTAACAAACTTATCAGTTGGAAGAAAGAGTGCAACTTCCCATTCGGTAGCTGGTACTTCTGTTATTCTTGATTCAACTTGGCTTGTAAGATATCTTTTAAAACACGGTTTAAAAAGTTCTAATTTTGATGAGGCTCTTAAAAAATTATATGTTAAACGAAACCTTGTACTCTCGTCGTATTTTTTATTATTTGTAAACTCTGATAGTCTATCAAAAAACTTTGCTCTTAAAATTGGTGGTAGGTAATGTAAATTTAAACCAGTAAATCCACCTTTTTCTTTTCCAACCATAACAATTAAAGGAAAACGGTCATAGTAAGGTAATGTATCTTTTGTTTTAGGATCATAAAAATACATATACATTCGACCTATTAAAGGCTTTTCGACTTTTTTAAGTAAAGGGTCTTTGAGTATTTGGTTATTATTAATTCGTGACACACTTTTCAATCTTTGTTTAAACCATTCGAGCGAGTCTTTTGACCTGGGTTGTACACCAGCACGAAACGCGTCAGTTTCTAGTTTTTGAAAGTAAGATGTTGCCATTATACTATTTATATCAAGTTAGCAACTTAATTCCTAATCCTTTAATAGTATCTTCGGTCCATAC